CTAATGATTTAGAATAGTTAGGAATAACTTGTGAAATTAATGCACCGTCAGGAATAATATCATTTAATATAACCGGACCAGTTCCGTCATCTTCAACATCAACACCTGTGTTAGAAACTGCAATAACTTTTGCCCATTTATATGTAGATTGACCTTTTTTAATAGTTCCTGTTTCGTTCCATGTGCCGTTTGGCATGAAGGTTTTTGTATCCGGAGACGTAAATTTAATTAAGGATCCAGGTTCTACAAAACGGAGTGCATTAACTGTAAAGTCACCTAAAGGATATGTTTGATTTGAAGAATCTTTAAACAAGCCTGTACAAATATTTGTGCCTTTAGTTGACTGTGTCCACGTTGCATTAAGGTCACTTACTATTGTTTTAGGATATTTTGCTAAAAAGAAATTTTTAGAATTTATATTACCAATAATACGCTCAACTGTATTGTAAATAATACCTTCAATGTCAGTTTGAGTTGTAAATGTAAAAGATTGTTTTTCTACAAATTCTTCTTTGTATAATATTCCGTCATCTGCAAACAAACTTGTATTTGAATATTTTCCACTAGCATCTTTTAAATCAAAAAATCTGCTTATTCCGCTTGATATTCTATTTGAACTTTTTGTTTTAATAATATCTTGGCTTATAGCAAGAGGTCCAACATTGTAATCTTCGCCTGTAACTAGTCTATTTTGTGTATAATAAGTTGCTGGAGCATTTGCTTTTATTTCTTCATTAGATTCTGTTGCAGTTCCATTTGTTACTGTGTAATTTAATTTTAATCCAATTGTAAGTGTTTGCTTAGTACCATTTCTAGCTTGGTAAGGAATATCAATACTAACTGTATTAATTGCTCCAGGAGTTATAACACTTTTTAAACCATTACTAGTTCTATAATATACTTTAAAATCTCCTGCTGGTAAATTACCAAAAACACCATCACTAAAAACTAAATTAATTCTATCACCTATTCTTGTAGTGACTGCAAAAACATCTCTTGTTTGATTAAACAAACTATTATAGATAACATTATTTCCTTCTGTAGAAGAAACTTTTGTCCACTGTTTATTTTCTATTCCTAAACTATTAACTTCATATAACCAAACATCGGTATCATTAATATTTCTTGAATCGATTGCCACTGATTGGTTTGGTATCGGATTTGACATGTTAAACGAGCCGTTTTCAAGACGTCCTTGACGGAAGTGCATAAAAAATCCTGTATTATTAGATCCTGCGCCTTGTCCATCATCACGGAAAAGAAATGCTGGACTATTGCCAGGCAACGGTGGTTCTTCTACAATACTTCCAGAAGAAATGTCTGAACTTACAATTTCAAATCTAGTTGTAACACCTTCTATTTGTTTTGTAAACGGATATACTGCACTACCTGTGTTTAGTGCGTTTATACGATATTTTTGAGTTTGTACATCTGCAACCTGTTCTGATTTTAGTGGATTTCCAATTGAGTTTGCAAGCGGCATTGCAGAATTTAAAATTTTAACAAATTGTTCAAAATAGTTTGTATTTGCTTGGTCATTCCATTTTACAGTAATGCCAGCTAGATTTAACCCGTTACTATCTATAATACTCTCAGTTGTTGATAATGTATCAATTTTTAATAATCCGTTGGCTGCTTGATTTCTGCGTGGATTATAAGAAAGCATACGTGCAAGACGTAAAACACTTTCTCTACGTTCTGCTGTTTCAAGGAAGTTTTCACGAGCATTTAGATCTACACGGAATGATAAGTTTTGCCCAAGGAAAGCAATCATATCAATCAGTGCAAGATATTCGCTTGACTCAATGTAATCGTTAAAATCTTCTGGATAGTTTTGACGCAGATAATTAATCATTGTTCTGCGTAGGTTATCAAAATCATAGCTTTGGAAATCTGCGTTCCTAAAGCTCTGGTAAATTCTTTTCCAATCTTCGGCTACAAGTAGCCTAGACTGTCTATCGGTTGCAGCCATATTAGTATTCCTTGTTTACTATGATATTTATCTGATATTGAAAAGTGCGTGTTTAATTGTTTACGAAAGTAAACCGTTTTCTTTGTCAAATTTAAATCGTAATTGGTCTACAATTTGATATGGTAAAAATGTTATTGTACACTCTACTTGTAATCCTTGCTCATACGTGTCAACGATAATTTCTTCTGCACGTACTCTTGGATCATAGTTGATAATTGTAGTTACATCTTCAATTACAAGTTCTTGTACTTCGTTTGTAAATGGCTCATATAATATATCCCATATTATTGTGCCAAATGTAGGATCACTAAGTTTTTCAGTTTGTCTAATATGAAAGTGGTTGATTATATCTTGTTTTATTAGATCGAAATCATATAAACTAAAACTTTTAGCGTCTGAGATCGTAGAAAAACCTCTATAAGCTCTGCCTGAAGAAGCATCACGCATTGTTTGTTTAACAGTTACACGTTTATATAAATTTTTTTCTAATTCGCTCATACTATATTTACCCTATTGTACTGTACGTGGAACTTCTTCAACTGTTGAAACACTGTCTTTACCACTAATTGTTGGTGGTGTAGTTGTTTTTGACAATTCTTGTTCTAAACTTTTTAGAGCGTCAGCTTTTTCATTTTTAAATCTATTTACAACACCAGCTCTAACATTTGGTTTACTTTTTCCAAAATATCGTTGTCCATTGTTTGCACCACGTTCATCATATACTGCACGAATTAATGCATCGTCGCTTGGATTAGAACTACCAGTACGCTCTACTGCTTTCTTAAATATTTTAGATGCTCCTCCGTTGCCGTGTTGAATAGCTGTGGACCATAAAACATCTTGTACAGTTTTAGATCTAGTAGTTACATCAATACCTGTATTACGTTTAACTTTAGCTGCTGCTGGAGTAAAATAAAGTTGTACACCAAATCCGTGTTGTGCTTTATTTCCTGCTGCGGTACCCATTACACTTTTCCAAGTTTGCTTAAATGTATCAGTTCCTTGTTTAGCGGCTGCTGCGCCGCCTGCTGCTTGTAATTTACTGTGTATATCAGGATGTGCAGATTTAGCATAGTTCATAAAGTCGTCCATTGCACCTGTTTTTGCTGCAATTTGGTACGTACCGTAACTCCAACCGCCTGTAGTATCATAACCAATAGCACCTGGATTTCCTCTAGACTCGTACTTTGAACTTAGCGATCCAAGTTCATCACTAAATTTAAAATTACTATTTTTTGGAGTAACATTTGGATCTGGTACTGCGCCTGTTCCTGTTGATGTTCCTCCTCCAGAGTTTATAACACCAGAATTTATTCCGCCGCCTGATCCTCCTACAAATGCGCTAGATTTCCTTCCTCCTAGATTTTTAAAGAAAGTATCAGGTGTTAACACTCTGTCTGCACTAGTTAATGCTCCTGGAGATTCTCTATCAGTTTCACCTTTTTTAAATGCTAAAGGATCTAAGTTTTCATGATGTAACCAAGGTTCGTGCTGTGGTGCTCTTCCAAGTATAGTTTCAAACGGTTGAACTACGTTTCCTGGTTTTGTTTGAGGTAATGTAATTGTACTCAAAGGTGTAACTTCAGTTGCAGGATTTGCTAATGCTGCACCAGGTCCATTCATATGTATGTATTTTGCAGTTTCTCTATGCTCTGCTCCACTGTTAATGTGTGTATATTGTTTAGCAGTTAAAAAGTTATTTTGTCCTGTATTAACATGTAGAGATTTTGCTGTTTCAATATATTGTGATTCGTTAACTTTTGTATGTTGATTTTTTGCTACTGTAATTTTGCTATCTTTGCCAACATTTAAATTATAATTAAAAGCAGATTCAAATTGAATTCTACCAGATTCTAAACCTTCTTCGTCTGTTGCACCACCACTACTATAACGTGCTGATGCTTTCATATTAATATTACGCCCGGCTTCTACATTAAAGTCTCTATCAGCAGTAAAATTAATGTCAGCTTCAGATCTAACACTTATACTATCGTATCCATAAATGTCAATTTTTCCATCAGACGATAGTTCTACCCAAGCAGTACCTCTTGAGTTGCTAATATAAATTAAATCTTCACTATTGTGTAAAAGTATCTGATGCCCGGTTCTAGTTCTAAGCCTCATTAATTCATTTTGAGGAATAGTGTTATCGCCTGTTTCACCTTCTTTTATATTTTTATAAATTGGTGGACCGTCTTCTGCATGGGTTGATCTAACAAATCTATCATCACCGTCGTCCATTACAAAACTAGAACCACCTAAACGGTTACTTGGAACATTTATTTTTTGACCTGCTGTACCGATCGGTGCTTGCGGTGCACCAGATCTGTAATCTTTTGGACCAGGTGTACTAATACCAAATACCATACTTGGTATTTCTCTTCTAGCACTCGAAGTTGTTGTTCCTCTAGCTTCGTCTCTTAAAAGTCCTTGGACTTCTAAAACTTCTGTAAAATCTTTATTGTAAGGTTTGTTAAACAACGTAGGATCAACTAACGAACCATCTTCAACAGTTTTGTTATATTCTCCTACAGGAAGTTTATAACCTTTTAAGTTTTCCGGAGTATGGTCTGTTGTTTTTTCTGTTGATGCTCTACCATCTGGTACCATAAAATTCATATAATCTGCAGGTACGCAACCTATCCAATATCCAAAGTTTGGATTTCCTTCAGCAAAAATTACAAGTACACGAGTTCCTATATCTGGAGGTACCATCCACATTCCATATGATTTTTGTGTATGTTCAAAACCGTCATTTGCTGTAAGAGCAGTTTGCGGTGTTATTCCATAAAATGGACTTAAATATCTTACATTTAATAATTGTCCTGTACGCTCCGGAGTGCCGCCTGCGCTAGTATATTTTAACAATTCTACCGTTAAGCCGCCCATATAACGTGTGTCTAAATTATTAACAACAATTGCTTCGTAGGGTCCCGAATCTTTAATGTTAGTAAGTGCGTCTCTAGTTCTAGTATAGTTTGCCATTTTGACTCCTTACTGTGGTCCTACTCGATTTGGATCTCTTTCGCGATCTTGACGTTGTCTTAATAAACTAGGCCCTCCAGTTGTTGTACCAACAGCAATGCCGCCGTCAATTGCAGTTTTATTTGATTCTGCTACTTTTGCAGGAGGAGTAGGCTCATTGCTTCCTGCATATGTTTGCAAACTGCCGCCTGTGTCTGGTGTAAAAACTTTTTTACCTAAATTAAAATCGTATCTATCAAACCCAGGACGTATAGGTTCGTATACATATGCGTTACCTGTTGATTTAGTTGCAACTGGGTCTGTTCTAGATACAGTTTTTGGAGATACTTTGCTATCAGTTTTTGTTTTACTAATAACATCCTTGTCTGTTTTTGTAGAAGTGTTTTCTGTGTCTGTTGTACTTTCTGTTTTAGTTGTAGTTGAGTTCGATTTACTAGTTGTAGTTGTAGTTGTAACTCCGGTTGATTTGCTAACAGTTTTTCCTGTATTTGTACCTGGCTTTTCATTGCTACTTTTTGGATCAGCTTGAAAAATTGGAACTCCTTGTAGTTCATCAATTTGAACTGCTCCTGGTGGAACAAAAGGTTTGCCGCCTGCTTCAATTCTTTGTTTGTTAGTAGCTGCTAAAGATTTAAAAGTAGTTTCACCTTCTGCTTCTGATGGACTGAATACTACCCAAAAGAAATTACTATCTGCATAATTTGGAGCACCATCAACTACTCTCACTAACTGTCCTGTAGGTGCCGGTTTACCTATATTATCTTTATCAGCTTCAAATTCTCCAAATGTTTCGTAAGTAAGAATTCCGTTTTCGTCTCGCCACGGTTTACCGTCTTCAACAATTTCAGCAGACTGATCTGCGCCTCCTTGAGAGGCGCCAACTGAATCGTCTTCTATATCGTTGTCATCAAGTTTTGGATCTAAATCTTGAAATGGCATATTTTAAAATCCTTTATCCAAATAAACTGTTTATTTTTGAACTTGCAGTTTTAGTAATGCTATCTATTTGCGCGGAAGCATCTGCTACTGCTGTATTTAATTGTGTTTTTGCTCCAGCAAGATCACTTTCGAATTGTTTAACTGCACTTGCTGCTTGAGCATTAATTTTTGTAAGATCAGGCAATTTTGCTAGTCCTATATCAACTCCAGGTATAGAAAGTTTTATATCAGCTACTGCTGTATCAATAATATCTGGAATAATATTATCTACAGCAGGTAACAAATTTGTAATATCATCTTTAACTGTTTTTTCTAATGAGTTTGCATAATCTTTCCATTTAGAAGACATAGTATTCTTTGCTTGAGCTGCTGTTTGATTTGACGATCCGCTACCAACTGTTCCTTTTGAACTTTCTTGTTGTTTGTTAATTTTTGAATCTTCGTCTACCTTAATAAATGCATTTGAGTTTGTAGTTGGCGGATCATCTTGCCCTCTACGCCTGGTCATTTTTAATCTTTGAACAAACTGACCGTTTGAAAAAGAATTAGTAACTGCCCAGACACTATACAATCCACTAAAGCCTCTAACAATTGACGGCATCTCCATTGTTGCTCCTTTAACTTGATAATCAAAAGGAGTTAAAAAGTTTACAACAATTAAAACTTGCGATTGTTGATATGTCATTGTTCCGTCAGCAGTAATTGTAGGCGTTGCTCCTCTTTTTGCAGCGTAGTTTCCTGTTTCTTGTGGTAAGAAATAAGGATCGCCAATTATTTCCATTTCTGCTGTAATCATATCAATGGGTAAATTAGTAATTCTATCATGAAACTGCTCAGCAATTCTTACTCTAATGTCTGAACTTCTAGATCCCGAAGAAACAAGATTATCTGTTTTAAAATCTAGTGTTCCACCAGGTTCGCTCTTGTTAGCTAAATCATTAGTATCATCTGCTTTAGCACCTTGTGCTTGATTTTCAATTGCTGTTGCAGTTTTTTGCCCATCTAGTCCTGCTGCTTGACCACCGCTGTTCATACCAAAATTTGAAAGAGCTGTTGTTAAAAACGCTTGATTAAAATTAATATTAAAATCTAATACATCTTCATTTTTTCCAGTATAAATGTAATTGTATTCTTTTACGGCAGCGGCTTTTAATCCTTTCGTATTTCCTGCTTTTTGATTTGTACCTAGTGTTACTGCTTCATCTACTTCATACGGTACAACACTATACACATAAACTTTTGGAGGTCGTCCAGTTTGTGCTTCTGTTCCAGGATTTGGTTCTATAAAAACTTGAGTATCAATTCTAAACCATTTGTTAAGTCCGTTTTTTGGACCTTCAGTAGATTTTTCAGCAGCATATTGACTTTCTAAAATAACTTTTTCAATTATTCTAGTAATTTTTTCTTTTTGTGAAAATTGATAATCTCTAGCCTTTTCTGTTTGTTGAGTTTGTTTTGCTGTTGCATCAACTTTTCCTGTTCTTGGATCTATAACAGAAGAAGGTTCTGCTTCTGATGCATTACCGCCCGAATTCGTATCTACGTTAATTGCACTTAGTCCAATAGGATTCATTAAATTTTCATTTTCTGCAAAAGATTTTAGTACAGCATAAGTTGCAAACGTAGGCTTAACTACAACTTCTTTTACAGTTGTACCAAAGTCATAAACTTCTCCTGTTTTTCTAGCACCTTTTTGAATAATTATTTCTTTGTCTGCTTCTGTTGTAAGTGCTTCATCAGTAACTACACCCGATTCAAGTGCTTCAACTAACGCTGTTCTTGATTTAGGAAAAGCAATTACATATCTATCGTAAGGTGCCAGCGATCCACTTTCTTCTAGTTTTTCTATTTGCGAATTTACTCCTGCTGTAACCGAAGTTGCAGCAGTTTCAAGAACTTCATGAACTATAGTTCCTGTTGCTTTTATAGGTGTTTTTATTTTATTCACGTTATCCGCTAATCCTGATTCGCTCATAGGTATTGCTTTAACCTGATACTCGCTTCCGCCAGCGTTAACTTCAAATTCCATATTAATAAATTTAATTGGAATAAAAATTGGACGTTTAATAAAGTTTGCATTATATTGACCGTCTTCGTTCCATCCTTTAAAATCTATTCTTAAACAAAATGGTGCTTCAACATAATTTTTATATCCAGCAGTAGATGCTGCGCCAATTACTGCCTGTACAAAGTTTCCCATGCTGTAAGGTTCAATCACTCTAAAACTAAGTGTAGTTCCTAGTGTAACTCCTGTATTTTTATTAGGAGCAATTACTGCATCTAAGTCAAGATCTTCAATATAATATTCTGCATCGCCGCCGCCAAAGCCGGTGCTTGAAGCTCCCATTTCATCAAGTGTTCTATACCTTTTAGCATATTCTCCGCCGCCACTGCGAATTATATAATTTTTAAAACCGCCTGCGGCTCTATAAACTGCTGGATTGTTATATTCTTCAGGACTTAATACTCCAAGAGTAATAATATAGTTGTAACTGTTATGGTTTCTTAAAGGATTAGGGATTTTACTCGATGATTTTCCAGCATGTTTTACAGTTCCAAAACTTGGGTATAAAACTGCGCCTGGTTGAAGCCAATCATCAAATGCACTATCTGCTGTTCTGTCTCTGTAGAGCTGTGTTACTTGAGAAAATTCTTCATCTGCTAGACCAAATAATTCAGCCGCTCCTTTTTCAATTAAACGTAAAGGTTGATTAATTAAGCCTTGGATTTCTTCTGAGTTAGCTATTAATGCTCCAAGAGGTCCTAAACCTCTTATTTTGTTCGTAATCGAATATCTTAAAGAACCAGTAATTCCTGCTGTAATATTACCTAGTGCTCCTTGAGCTGCACTTCCTAACAATTGCGAATTAAATTTTCCTGAAGATAGTTGTTTAGAAGCATCGTTTATAAATGAATTTGTTTCAGCTGAAACTTGTTTAAAAGTAGCCGTTGCCTGTGATGCTACAGATGACACTGCTTTTTTAAAGTTAAATGGCATTTTATGTTCCTAGCTGCTCTCGTAAATACTTTTCTTGCGGCAGATATATTTTTGTACCTGCAATAAAATCAAATACAGGATCTTTAAGTATATCCATATTCCTTTGTGCAAAAACCCACCATAACTCTCTGTTTCCATACATAATATGTGCTAACAAATCTGGTCTATATGTATATTCTGGTGTTATTTCAAAAAGTATATCGTCTTTTGCAACTGGAATAGGACGAGGTTTTAGAATATCTAAATATCCTGCATTAGTAATTTGTGTATTTGCATAAGGACTTGAAATTGAAATTGACATTAGATAAATCCTTCATCACCGCCTACGTGATTTCCTTTTGCAAAATCATTAAGACTAAATCTTGATTGTGAACGTCTTGCATACTGCGGTTGTACTGTAACTGTAATTGTACTTTGTACTGGTACCATGTTAGTTTGTCCGTCTACTATACATTCTATGTAATCAACATCTGCCGGCATGTCTGTTGTAAAGTTTGTTATAATAACTGGAACATTATTAATTACATGAGGACCATAACCATTTAACCGGCAAACAGGTGGCGGATTTCCTAACGGATCACTGTAACCATAAAACATTTTAGTAGCAGTTCTTAAAAAATGAATTGCTGCTATCCAATATTGTGCATCTCTATAGTTTTCTTGGAAGAATTCGCCAGTAATTGTCATTGCATCCACAACACTGTTTTGGTAAGCATAATATGGATAATTAGTATGTGTAGGTTGTACAGAATTATAATTTGCACTATGACTAAAAAGTATTGTAGGGTTAAAAGGAAATACTAATCTATTTCCAGTGTTAAATGCTGCACTTGATCCTTCTCTTAATGGATCTAATACAGGACCATTTAGCAAAATTTCAGGAATGCTAATACTGACTCTCCAATCACTTGCATCTGATACGCTAATATCTTTAGATATTATTGCTCTTGTGATTGTTCTGTCATTAATAGCAGTAGTGCTAATAAATTTTGAAGCAAGTTTTCCAAGAGGACCTAAGCCGCCAAGTTTTT